CTTGAACATCTTCATTGCTTCCGCAACTTCACGGACAGCAACATCTTCTACTGCTTTGTCGTTGCCTTTGGTGGCGTACTCAGCAAGCTTTGAGACTTCAAACGCCCACCGGAATTGGATCGTGGATAGAGTTGCCACGTCCCAAGTCGAACCAGAACCGCGTCCCATATCGTCAAAGTCGGCAGTTCCCTGTGAACCTTTGCCACCAGGACGGACCAGGATAGGCAAGCGAATGTTGCGGCTTGAGGCGTCAATTACATCGCCTCGTTTATCAATCATGTCGAGCAGAACGTGTTCCTGCTCATAAGCGGTCGGTACATTCTTCCGCACTTTTTCAAGCTGCAGAGCTACCGATTGAATATTTGCTGGAGGTGCCATGGAATTTTCCTCGTGTTTTTGTCAGATTTGGCAATCAGTCGCACGAGGAGCCGGGGGAACGTAGCCCGGTAGAGGAAAGCGTTCGCTTTGCTCGTATTTCGCTTTATGCCTGAGATTTTTAGAGCAGATGCTGGCCGGCTAAGACTTCTTGCGTGGTAAATGGCGCACCGTTGCCGCCATCTCTATACCAGCGTCCGCCGATTTGCTTTGATGGTTTTGGTCCTTTATCGCTGGATTGACGGGTATTGTTTGCCTGAGGCGCACCAGCGCGGCGTGTCACGGCAGCCCGATTGTTTGATACCAACTGCGGTATTTCCTTGCTGAAAACTATGCGTACCATGCGGTTCAACAGCCACTGCTGCGACCATGCCGCTTTCTGGAGAGACATGAGCTCATCCATCTTCCGAGCAGAGTAAGCAGGGCGAAGCTTGTTCATGAATGAAGAGCTCTTGCCAAGCAGAGATTCAACGTTCTTTCTCACCTGCTCAATGATTTCTGCTTTCTTTTGCTCTGTGATTGTCTTGTTTTCCAGCAGTTTCTTAACTGCCGGATGAGAGCGAATGATGCCAGTCTGGAGCTTTTTAGATTCGCCAACAAACGACTGGTTAAATCCCTGTGCGGTCTTCTTGTCGTTGTCATCTTTCTCGCGATTGAAGTTCTGGCGGTCACGAGCAAGGCGCTGTTCTTCTTCGCTAGGTTGGGGTTTTTCCTTGAGATAGCCGCTGGCCCATCCCAAAAGTTGATTCAGCCCTTTGGCGAGGCCATCCTGCTTGGCATCTTTCGCGCCTTGCAGAAGGTCAGAGACAAAATCCACAATCCCAGCACTGGAGATTGTTGCTCCGACAATCCGTCCCATAACTTCGTTGTAACTATCTCGATCAAGGCGAGCCCATTCCTTCGGCATTGAACGGAAGAGCGAAACCGCGGCGTTGCGGTCATCACGGAACATGTTTTCCATGATCTTTGTGTGGCCGGGATAATTGCCTTCACGATCTCGCGTATAAAAGTCATTGTCCAGCTCTTCAACTTCTTTTACGCTGTTGTGAAGTTCCTGAACGTCTGCCAGGCCGTTCGGAAAATGCTCGCGCATCTGCCGCGCTTCGCCGATGGTTGGGAAGACTTCGCGGTAAGCAGCGTCCCGGCGGAAGACTGGTTCGAGTTCTTTCTGCAGTTCCGGATGTGCCGCGAACGCTTCTTTTAGTTTCGGGTATTTGTTGACCATGCCGACCATGCGGCGGCCCACAGGAACACGGAACTCTTGCGCTTCGGGCTCTTCTTTTACGGTCTGCAGGTCGGGTTTTTCGGTTGGTTCGGTTACTTCAGTGTGCTCTTCGCCACCTTCATATCCGCCAAGATCGCCGTCAGCGCCTTCGGCAGCACCAGAATCAATAACAGCGCCTTCAGGTGCTCCGCCAGCCAGAGCATCGGCCCCAGCGGCAAAGAACATGCCGAAGAAAGGGAGTAGCCAAGGGAGAATGAGATGCTTAAACATGTCTGGCCTCCATAAGCGCTGATCCATCCGCGAACGTTTTCAGAGATTCGACTAAATCATTCCAATCTTTAACTGCCTCATCTGTGGGCACATGAAAACGCTCAGACAGATTACGAACGTGAATTTCCCCCTTTGCGCGTAAAGCATCTATTTCGCGCATCAGTTCTGCATGTTCTTGTATCAATTGTTCCATCATTGCACTCCTGCCGCTGGAGGTAACTGCGGCCCGCCCGGTTGCGGCTGTCCGGGCATGGGTTTTGGTGCTTTCTTGGCCTGTTCGAGAGCAGCTTGCTCAACAAACGCTTGTGGCGTTACGTGAATGCCCCACTGTTCTAATACCTGTGCTTGGGCTTCAGGCGGCAAGTCCTTGAATGCTGAGTTCAACGTCTCAGACAGCGGCTTAACTGGCGGATTAGGCGGTGGAATCTGCGCATCATGCTGGGCCTTATGCTGTTTCACGGCCATCCAGCCCATAGGATTCTCGCGCTTTACTTTCTGGCCTTTTTCGTCATTCATCCACCATTTGCAGCAAGCCGATTCCAAATCGTGAAAATCATCAGAATCAACTTCTACTGACGGCGCTATGCCAGCCAAAAGATCATCGCCTTGAGGAATCTTGGTGAGTTCTGAAATCTCTTTGAGTTGTTTACGCCATGAAGCAAGGCCGGGAATCTTCAGATCGGGAATGCCGGTCATTTTGCCGAACAGTTCAGCATTGCCTGGTTCCTTAGAGAGTGCCTGACCGTAAGGCGTATCCATAATCTGCATCATGGTTGCGCGCTGCTGGTTCCACAGTTCAGGAAAGTTCTCATCGCCTTCTGGATAAGCTTCTGCTTCTCCTTCGAGAGCAGTTACGTCAACCGATTCAGATTCAAAATCACCTGATGCGCCAAATACCGGGATCTTTACTTCACCTTCCGAATGAGCTTCAAAACAACGACATGAAAGCGTCATTACATCGGCATGAGCTTGTTTCAGAGGAACGTAGAAGATTCCCATGCGGCCCATGGCCTGATCACGCTGCATTGCCTGCTGACCTAACGTGTCTGGAGCTCCCTGTTGTGATCCTGCACCACTTAGAGCTGGATAGGTTCCTGACATCTGATCGGCTACCGGCCCCATCAGGTCCATGGTGTGCTTCGCCATATCAGGAGAGACCGAATCAGCACGCACCTGCATGATCCTCTGCCGCATATCGGCACCTGGAAGCAATGCAACTTCAACTTCTAATCCTGGGGCTGCTCTTTGGTCGTCATCTGCCTCAGAAGCGAACGTATCTGACGCCCGATAGGTAATCGGAATGCCATATTCGTAAGTTTCCGCTTCGATGTTAGAGAACGTATTAATGCGATCCTGCACAGACATCGTGGACGAACCAACTGCAGGGCGATGCTGACCTCTTCCTGGCATCGCATGGCAGCTCACAATCGCGTCATCCATTGATTCGGCTTCTGATGTGCAGTATGTAAGGCCGGCAAACTCAACCCTGCAGCCGCGTGGGAACTTTTCCAATAGTTCGTCTCTCTGGTCTTCTTCGTCCAGCATCCAAAACGCTGTTGGCCGGAACCAGACGCGCGCAAACGTCACCAAGTTGGCCATTGCCTGAGCAGACTGAGTAGGAGTCTTAGAGTTCTCCGCAATTGATAGGCGAGCGTTGCGCTCAAACACATCATCTGGACCAAAATTCATTCCTGGCTTGATTTCTTTGGCTTTGTCCTGAAACGCTCCACGCAGCGTTGAGTAATGAATTTCTTCTTCGATGGCAAAGTAGTGCCACTGGCTCTGGTCTTTGGTATGTTGAGGGCGTTTAGAGTTCAGAGCTCCAAATGCAGAGATGACCTGACGCCCCTTTGGTATCTGTTGTTCTCCGCCATCCTCAGGTACAGGAATTGGGCCTTCATCGCTAACGTTTTCTTCAGTAAGCTGATGACTGCAGTTCGGACACGGTACAGGCGGTACAGCTTGTTCGGCTGGCGCAGACCAGCCACATTCAGGGCAAGCAATTGAAGACTCAACATCTACCGCGCCCTGGGAAAGCAGTTCAACTGAGTCAATTCCGTACTTCTCCCCGTTTGGAACATATCTGGTCCACCATGCAATAAATCCGCCAGTCCAGGCGTGATAGGTTTCTTCCTGTAAGAGCAATTGGGGAGGATTCCAGCGCTCAATCAGCTTTGTAAGCTTGGTTCTGCCGGCAGCCGTTTCAAGGTCTTTGCTGTCGTCCGCATCATCAGGAAAGAATCTTAGCCGAGGCGGAGCGCCGGCAACAGCTCCAATCATCATCAAGCCACGCGATTGATAGATGTTCGTAACAAACTGGAAGCGCGGCATATCATCGGGCTCGCTGTCAGTCTGCCCAGCTCCGCCCGTAGCCGTGGTAATAGGTTTCCAAGTCTGTTCCGAACGAGACCACCAGT